CCTTGTGTGCTACGGCTTCACCAAACTTTTCTGCGGTACACTGTTGTAAATATAGCTCATCATATGCAATGACGTGCTCACCTAGTTCTGGCGGAGTTACTGCCCAAAATGTAACAGCACAGACACTATGACCTGGGTCAACAACCATGTATCTTGCCCAGTCTGAAGGTGGCTTTCCGTCATTTTCTGTGAGAATCTTCTGAACCGCATTGCGTGGTTCGTCGAATCTGATAGACCCATGTAAATCTTTAGAGAATGTGGGATACATCAGTACACTATCCGTGACCATCTCGCCTAGTGCACGCTTGCGATACTCGTCATCTCCTTTGGCTTTCCACCTCTTTATGTTCTCCTGCTTGACCTGTTCCGGCATAAATGGGTTATCAAATATTGTAGCCCTTATTACCAGAGTTGAGGGATTAGCCATGTTCTTCTCGTCTTCGGCACGCTCGGTTAGATTAATAAGTGCATCGTTCTTTGCGTGGGGTAGGGCAGACCATCGTAGCTTTCCATCTCGCATGGAGAGTCTAGCTATCATTTCGTCATACCATTCTGGCTTTTCGAGGTCTTCATCAATGTGAACTAGGTCTGCTTGAAAACCCTGTGCAGGATCACCCTTAGAACCCATCGCATATATTATCCAGCCATTAGTAAGTTCACATATCTCAAACACATGCTGAGCACGCTTCTTCCACGCAAACTTCTTTATGAACCGCTCTGGAATCAAAGGGGGTGCTGGCTGAGCATATTCCTTTCTTTCCCAGTCGCTTTCGTTCCACGGCTTCCAAGAACGCCAAAGCCCCGTTTCCTCATCTTTGATTATTTTAAAGGAACCTTTACGGAACAAATACTTATGTATTGTTCGTCCTATATGACCTTCATCCATGCCTAGACAAACAAGTATCCCGTTTTCCTTGGGGTATTTATTGTATGGGTCCTGACCGGTTACTGCTCTGGCATCTTCTGCAAATGCAACTAGAGATTTGCCTACTTGGTTTCCAGCCTGTATAAGAACTTCTTTCGCATTTGACTGATGGAATCTCTCTTGAAATGGCAGCGGTTCATAGAGACGAAGAGCCTCCGAGCGACGCTTAGACCTTTCGGCAACCATCTCCCGCATCTCTTTAATTTCTTGGTCAGTTGCCCGTTCGTTATATACAGAAGGCACTGACTTTGGCTCATTCGGAAGTTCCGTCATCTTCCTCCCTAGGGGCTATTAGTAATATAGTTCTAGCTGTTCGTGCAATTTCTAGGTCTAGTTCCTCATCTGTAATCTCTTCTAGACTTTTCTTAGCTGCGCCAGACTTGGACACCTCAACATTTAACTTGAGAAGGTCTCCTAGTATGCGTGTTCGTCCTGCACTACCAGGTGTAGTGGACAGATAGTTAGCCATATAATGCTGAGCAAAACCCATAGAGCCACCGAATACTTCTAGTAAACGCTGGTAAGTTTCTGCCATGTGTGGAATTTTACTTCCACCCTGTAATAGATTGCTTAAAAGATTCGCACCCTCTTCATCGAGCTTCTTGATGCGGCTATCTATTATTTTGTTTTCTTTGTCTCTACCAGCTTTGTTTCTGCAATCTTTGCAGGTAGATTTGAAACCATCTGGCTTAGTAGCGTCACGATGGTAATTTTCTGGTGTTAAGGGCATCTCCCTAAAGCACTGGTCACATTCCCTTATCTGTTCTTCAGGCACGAATCCATCCTTTCTGAAAAAAAGTTCCCCTAGGCCCGAAGACCTAGAGGAACACCCAAGACCCTTATACGACTCAGAGAACTGAGAAGTACTCGGTTGGCTGCTAGGTGAGTAAACTAAATGTTTACTGCAACCTGAATCAACAATGTCGCACTACTTGTAGAAGAATCAGCTTCTAAAGCACGTCCGAGTATGTTAACAGCAGCAGTCATGCCAATGGTTGCTGAACCAGCTGCGGCTTCGTCAGCAGCACCAGCGGATGAGCTTGTGATTAACAAGTCACCGATGGCAATGTTAGCACTGTCTTTAAACAGTACTTCAGCTGGACCACCAACTATCAGCCAGAACAAATCGTTCGAGGCAACAGTGGTAGCCAGTTCATTATCACCGACACCGCCGAATTGGTTGACAGCACTGGATTGAGCATCAACGCTACCAAGTAGCTTGCGTCCGGTGGTTGAACCGGGCGTGAGGTCAAATTTCAATGCTTTCTTTGCTACCGTGAGTGCGCCGCCGCTAGTATTGCGAACACACACTGCACGAAGCGCAGCACCACTTCGACGAGTACGTGACCCGCGTGGACCGACAGAGCGGTCTACATCGGGGAACGAATAGATTGCACCTTCCCAATGGGTATTGATAAGGTTACTGTCATCGTCTGTCCCTTTTAGGGTTTCCCCTAAGTCAAAAGGAGGATCTACATGAATCATCTTTTAATTCCTTTCTTAAAAAGAGACTATGCTAATGCTGCTAGTTTGAAGAAGTTCCGTGGGGAACTGAACTTCAAGTTAGACAGCGTTGATACAACAGCATTAAACGATTGAGAGTGAATGTCGTACTCAGGACCTTCACTACGTAGTAGCGAACTGTCCATGGACTTCAATTCCATGCAATCATAGTTAATACCATAACCGACACCAGCAGGTACGGCAGCTTCCCATGAAACTTCAATACCGTCAAAGTTGAGGACATTTTTGAAACCAAGTGCCCGTAAGCTATGCTCACTGGAAATTTGGATTCGTTCCTTGTCATCAATCAGGTTTAGAAGGTCCATGTATAACGAACGATCTAAGAAGATGTTCGTTATCTGTCCGTCTTTGCTAGTGTTACGTTGGGCGTGAATAATAGCATAACGCATTGCTTCGTCGCCCTGTTTAGCAAACGTATCAGACGAACCACCAAAGGCGGTTGACGTATAGTTTACAACTAGAGGACTCCAGAAATCAAATTCTGGGTCAGCAATACCGTTTGGCCAATATAGCCCACTTTCATTTTCTCCGCCATAGTTACCAAGAGCAGTACTAAGACCAGCATAGGTATCATTAGGATAACCTACTTGGTCAGCTGCATTGGCTGTACGTTGAGCACCTGAAGCAATGTTCAGAGTCCCATTTATAGCGAATAAGGATTCGATACCATGCCAAGACGATTCGTTGCCAGAGGCTGAACCATCAACATAGTACTCGCTTCCAAGTACTTGAGTAATGGACGTTTCTAGACGTTCGACAAAGTTTTCAAATACTTTGACTACGCCTTCCGGTCCCTTGTTACTACGGAATTCACGATAGTACATAGAATCTGTAGCTTGGTAGCCACGATATTCCATGTTCGCTGTTTTCCACAAATTGCGGCGAGTAAAGTTTCGCTGCGTTTCTCCGGTGTTACCTTCTACACTGTGTAGGCGGTATTGAACAGGCCAGTCGAAGCCCTCACCAGAGTTGTTGTAATTCACACGACCAGCGGCTTCTAGGAGCGCACCCATCTGATAGTTTCGGAGCATTACCTCTTCAACTTCACGGATGTGCTTCGCCAGAGTTGTTGCAGCTGTTCGGGAGAATGCGACTGGGTTAAAGCCTTTATATGCCACTTTAAAACCCTTTCATAAAAAACCCTAAAACAAACCGTCCGTCAACGCTTGTTGACGTAACTTTTCACCCGCACTTGCGTGTGGGTTCTGACTATAAGGGCTTGGGTCTGACCCAGATGGAACACTTCCTCCAGCAGATGGTATATGAGTCGCTTGTCGAAGAGTATCCCCGACTGGCGGCTGTTGCACCTGTTGTTGTACATGCCCTACCTGCTGCTGCTGAACTTGGGGTTCGGCAGTAGAAATATCCCCTGAGTACATCCGTGTAGCTAGGTCCCATAACTTGGCTGGGTCGTCAATTCCCATACCACGAAAATAGTTAATATACTTTGTAACAGCTTCGCCTTGTGGTGATAATACCAATTGTCCGAAATTGTCACGAAGTGGTTGATTGTCCATCGGATTGGAGTTATATAACCAGTCCGCATTTCGGGACGTAATGTCCTGAATTGTTTGCTCTTTGTATTGACCATACTGTTGCTGATACTGCTGCTGTTGCGTCTGGGTAGCTTGCTGACTATTATAGGCAATCAACGCACTGTATCGATCTGCAAAGAGCTTATCAAATTCCTGCTCAATTATATTAGGCAAGACCTTCTGTGGGTTCCTGATGATATCATTAGCCCACTGTTCCAAATAACCGACATGGGTTTCTGCGCCACTAATAACTTCAGCGGGCGTACCTTCTTTCCAGTCAGTATAAATCTCACCCGTTTCTGGGTGGACTTTGTTTTCTCTGTGCTGCTCTAGTTCCTCTAAGGTAGTACCTGGAGGATTCCACCAATGTGCAACTCCGGTAATATCTTGCACTGGACCAGTTGGTTCTTCTGGCTGAGCTTGTTGCTGCTGTGCCTCTTGTTGAGCATTGTATTGCTGTTGCTGGTACTGCTGCTGACGGTACTGTTGCTCTTGCTGCTTTTGTTGCTGGTACTGTTGATACTGTTGTTGCTGATTCTGATTATATTCTGACCATTTATTATTAGCATCTTGCAACTGCTGATAATGCTCTAGCAATCTGTAGCGAGCATCTGAATCATCAGCTACATCTGTGAACCCTAATTCGGAAACCTGGTCAGCAAGGGTTCGTTCTACTGCCTCTACCGGTACTTCGGGAGACGTATCATCTAATACCACATCTTCTACTGCGGCATCGGCTACTGTTTCTACTGCTTCGTTTTCTGACACTTCCATGTCTTCGCTAATATCGGTTGCCATTTCTGGTTCCTTAATGTCTGGGGTTAGTTACAATCCATGTGATGCGAAATCCATTTCCGCCTACCCTATTTGTTCTTTGGCTTTCTCCACCAAAATAACATATGTGCTAGGAACTTGGGTAGTCCTACTGGCTCAAATCCCATGCTTTTTAAAGTGTCTGCCACTAAAACATGGGCTTCCGCATCACGACTTCGTATCATGGCACGGCGGCGGGTATGGGGTATAATAAAACGCTTTTTCATTTCGCTCTCCTTATGTTGTTAATCCTACACAAAACATGCTAGAAAAGGAAACAGTAGTTTTGTGATTATATAAAAAAAGAAGGGCTAGTAGAGGATACTAACCCTTCAGTTAACGACTTCCAGTGTGGTGGAAGAAGCCGTTGGAGGCACTATTAAATATACCGATAACGTAAATTGGTGTCAACTATTTTTCCATGCTTAAAACTTTTTTTCTTAATCTTTTAGCAACCTGCCCTGCATCCCTAGAGGTACTTCCACAAAATGTTGCAAACACCTTGTCCTCATGGCTTTCATTACAGTGTAGTAATTCTGTTGCTGCTTCTAACGCTGCCAGTGCATATCGCAGGTCAGCTAGATGTATTCTTGGGTCTGCCACGCTTCTTTATTCCTTCATCATTCATCGAGTTGCCTCATACATTCTTCGATGTAGTCTATCATCTTCTCATACTCTTTGCGAGGATGCTCAGATTCTTTTTTCCCAACTCGACACATGTATTTTATTACGTTGCCTTGCCAGAAATCTAGATTCCAGTCTTTGATGACATCCCATGGCTGGAGCTTGCCTTGGGCATAATGAGGGGGCGGGATGTTTCGGTCTTCGGGCATAAGGGCTTGGTTGTTATGACACTCTCTGCAAACTACCTTGGGGGGCATTGTTGTTCCGCCAAATGTTGAGCGGATTATAAATGTTTCTTGGGAACCACACTCACTACACTTTATCATACGGCATTGTTAATATCCTGGATTAATTTGTGCATTTCGGTCTTCTTCTTCACGTTGATTAAACTCAATCTGACCTTGCATACGCAGGCGTTCTCGTTCAGCTTTTCGTCTTTCCAATTCCTGAGCATTTCTGGCTACGTTTGCTTCCGTTCCCTGCATGAATTCGCCTAGGTCAGGACCATACACCTGTGCTCCGGCTTCTTCAGCTTGTCTTTCTAATTCCCTAAGACGCTGCTCTATTAAAGACGACATCTGTTGT